CTTGAACTGCTGGTAATTTACAAGTGATTGATGTGAGAGTACCTTCAGCGGCGCTTTCTGCAGAGCCTTGTGCCGGGATTAAATGAACTGCCGATGCCGCATGCAAAGCTGTTGATTGATCTCGGTTATATAACACACCTGTAATTTTTGCATTACCACCATGCATGTTATCGGTCCCTTGAGTACCCGGTACACGTATAACTACATCACGATTTTGACCCGATAGTGTATAATTTAAATTATAAAAATCTGCTGGGGCACCCGGCGAAATAGGAAAGCCACTTAACGGGCTAAATGGTGAAGGAGGTGGTGTAAAGTTATCATTGTCTGTATCTTCACCAGCTGCATAACAACTATGTGTAAAAGCTCTAATATCGTTCGTATTGAAGGCCATGTAAGTATTTATTCTATTCGATTAACTTTTTTAAAAACACAAAAAAAAGCCCGCTTTCGCGGGCTTTGAATTGTTGCTTATTTCGACTTAGAAATAAACGGCCTGTGAACCTGGTGTGAACGCTTCGCCCAAGTTCTTCAAGATCACGACGTGATAATACAAGTTAGCACCGAAGATGTTGTCAACAACACCGTAACGGGTTAACAAGCCAACGCGTGGCGAGAAGTCGTTAGGACCAATTGTTCTCTGAACCATAACAGGAATGTATGGGCAGTAGATGATACCTGTGTCGTAAAACTCAGGACCTTTATAACCTAACAAGCAGTACTCGACGCGTGTGGTTCTGTCTGCTGTAGGTGTATAAGTACCTTGATCAGGTTGCGAAATGTAACCTTGATTCTGCTCAAACTGAGCTTCCGTTCTGGTATCACGGTAAACGTTAAAACGACCACCGAGGTTACCGACCTTGGCAACACCGACTGGCTGTGTGTTAACATTACCCTGTACCGGAACCCATTGGAACTCAGGTAACATCTCGAGAATAGCAGCTGCACGAGGTGTACATACTAAGAAATTAGCAGCACCACGGCGGTTTCTAATCGCGATTCTGTTCGCCTGAATAATGAGTCTTTGGTAGAAGTCTCTGTTACGCTCTACCAACCAGCGACCATCGGCTGACTGAGGAGCCCATACAGAATAACCATTACCTGTACCGTTGTCGAGAGCGACCTGGATCATTCTCATTAACATTTCACGGTCGATTTCAGCCTGTAACTCATAACTCATAGCGTTAGTGAGCTCAGTATCGATATCGATACCATTCATGTTTTTGAGATCCTGCTCTAACTCGACGGACCAGCGGGCTGCTAATCTACGAGTACCAGCCTCAACAGCTGTTTTCTCGAAACTAACAAGAACCTGCGGAATCTTGCCTGTTAACTCAAAGTTAGCAAGCAATCTTGCAACACCTTCATCCTGATCAACAAACGGGAAGTCTGTTCCAGTACCTAAACCAGACAACCTAGCAGAAGAAGTACCTGTAAAACGGGTATCTAACATCTGATAACCAAGTTCCTTGGTATTAACAGCACCATTACCGGACGGAACAATACCAGAACCAGCTGTTGCTGTATGAACTCCAGTTGCATCCGGCTGACCGTCAACACCATTACCTAATGCATTGGTATCGTACTTGTAACGCAAAGCAAATGCTAAGCCTACAGGTCCGCTCATCGGCTGAACACCAACGATCTCGTTTGTGATCAACTCAGGGAACGTACGACGAATCATAGGGATAAGAATCTTAGGCAAACGATAATCACCGGTTGCATAAGTATCACCTTGAGTATAGGAGTTGGGGATCTGATTTCCGTATTGGCCGATATTATTACCGCCATTCGAAAACACTGATCCACCACCACCAGAGACGTTACTCGCCTCATTTAAACACCATGCTTCCTGATTCTCCAGGAGCATTGCCGTATTAAGACGAGTGTGGTCGTCTTCGATGGGAGCTACATTATCAGACTGGTAATCCAATACAGGATTCCACTTTTCCAATAAGCTCTTGGCTCTATCTTGATCGATATAAGCCTGTGTGGGTTTAATATGCTTCATAATAAACTATGTGTGTTTGTAGTACTGAATGTACTAAAAATTCTTTATTTTAATTTTAAACTTTGATTAGTATTTGCTAAGCTCGCCCATATACGTCCCTAAAGGTTTGTGACCTGCAAATTGCTCTTGAGGTTGTTCAACCTTTTCTTCAATTACTGGACGATCAACATCTCTAGTTACTGTGTTCTGCGATTTGGCTTGCTCGTGCAAAACTTCAAGATGCTCTTCATGATTTTTATCAAACATCTTCAACGTGTAATCAAAGTTTTCTGTGATAAATTTAGCAGATTTACCATTTAAAACCTTCCTACAGAAATTAGCCTTATCTTGCGGTAAATCACTTGTTCTCTCTTCCAAAGTGATTTTACTCTTTAATAAAGCATTTTCCTTTTGTAAACGCTCTAACGTCGCGCTAGATTCGTTCAATCTATTAGTACTCATATCTATTCTTGCCTTACCGTCAATAATAGCTTCCTTAATGCTATCTTTCTGTAAAGCAGCATCGACCGCTAAAACTTTTCTCATCTCATGGATAACTTTAGCAGATCTTCTATTCTTAACAGCTTCGTTAATAGATCTCTGAGGAACTAATTTCTCAAGATATATATCGAGGTACTTACTTACTTTATGTACCACGTCTTTCTTGAAAGTAACAGCCTCTTCATTAATAGCTTTGCTGTACTTCTCAACCACGTTAATTAATTTTTGACCGTGGTTCTTATCAATAGCGTTGATAACTTTATCCAATTTGCCGGTGTGGTCTACGTCTATAGCTTCGAGTAAGTGCTCTAACTTGGCACTATACTCATCATCTTGTTTTACTAGTGCTGCTTCAACATGAAGGCCTACCTTCTTATTGAACGCATTTTCAATCGCTGTTAACGTACCCTCAGTAAGGATTCCGTCCGCTTTTTCTTGGAGTATATCTGTTATGTTGTCCATTTTAAAAAATTCTTTGTTTAGAAGCTTTCTTTATTTTTAGCCTCAATTTGTCTTCGACTACCGTACGTAAATCCCAGTGTGCGTTTTTATACTCACCAATTGAAATATTTTTTAAAAACTTACTAATCTTAGTACGCTGTGACATTATTTATTATTTATACATTCGAGCCGATTTTATTTAAAAAATCTAACACCTGCTCTCGTAAATAACTGTCTAATTCTTTTCGAGGTAGGGTATCTAAACTCTCTTCAAACTTATCATAAGTTTCTTCATATTTACCATCACTGGTAATAATAAAATTTTTATTTTCTAAAATACCGTTTACAAATGCTTTCGGGCACGAAGGATCAGAGACACAATCAATTGCAACCAATTTCATATCTGAAACTTTATTAATACCGTTTTTTTCTTCAGTTAGTTGCCCTAAAGCTCTAGAGCTCATACCAACCTTAACCCCATCATTAATCAAGCTTTTTACAATTTGACCGCAAGGGGTAGACAATACCTTGCTTTTACCGAAAAACGTTTTTCCTTCTTGCCACATATCTGTTACGATATGACAAGCTCTTTCTAAATCTACTTCAGCAGTAGTAGGGTGGTTTAATTCACCCATACTTCTATTTTCTTTGATCATATCTTTTATATAACGATCAACTTCTCTTTTTAATTCACTTGATGGGTAATATCTTTTATTTCGATTTACATCTTCAGCCATCATATAAGGACCTTTAATGTAAAGATTTTTTACACCGTCTTTGCTTTGTTCTTCAAGAATATATTCATATTCTTCCCTAGGCGCTGGTACTTCAACTAGTAACTTAAGAGACATGTCTGCTAATATTTATACAATTGTTGTTTTTTTTCATATTAATCTGTAATAAAACTATTTTCTATATTCCACTTGTTTACAAAAAATACTAACATAGTATCTTTTATTCTATATATTTCTTTGTACCCTAAAGAAATTAATCTATCAACTGCATCTTTTACCCCCATCCATGGATGTGTTACATATTCCCCGGAATCGTTTTTCCAAAAATAATCATCTAAAAAAATTAATCCGTTTGATTTACATATTTTCGTTGCATTATTTAAATCTAAAAAACACGGAATACTACCATGATTACCGTCTACAAATACACAGTCAAATTTATCTTCATACCCAGAAAAATTAAAATCATTACTGTCATGTAAATGTACTTTTACGTTTTGTTTACCTTTAACATAATGACCTGGTTTCTTCCCATCATAAGAATAATCGATGTCGCTACCTTTTAGAAAATCTATAGTTTCTACTTTTTCATAATTTTGCGAAAAACAAAAAGCAGATCTTCCAATCCATGTTCCGAATTCAAAAATAGATTTTTTACCTTCAGAAAATCTACATATTAACTTTAAATTTATATCTGGTGCAGAAGTGGTAATATAATCAGGAACATCTTCCCATCTTTCTTTATAGTTATTGCAGAATCGGTTACTGTAATCTTTTATTGTTATTTCTTGCATTAACAACCCAATTCTTTTTCAGTTAATATCTTAAATTCAATACCTTTTTTCTTTGCCCATTTTTCAGCTGCAGCCCATTTTGCTTTATTTTGAACATATGTTTTCTGTTCGTATATCATAGTTGTCTTTTTCTTACTCTTTTTAGGGACAGGAGGAATCGTTTGTTTTGATGGTTTTATTTCTATTAAGTAAGTCTTCGGGCCGGCTGACTCATTTATCGTTACTAACCCGTCTACAAAATATCTCTGCACTCTTCCTGTTAATGGATTTAAATATGGGACTATAACACATTCGCTATCCCAAGCCACAACATTTTCATTTAAATCGCACCAATGAAAAAATTTTAGTTCCCAACCTGATCTAAATATAGGTGATTTCTTTCCTCTAAACTTATCTTTATTTCTTGGTCTAAATATACCTTGCCTGAATTTACCCCTTGGCATATAGATATTTAAATTACTTACATCTTATTACAACCTCTTCAGGAAATATATATCCAAATTGATGTCCTAGTTTTACTACCTCTTTAAGAAGACTGGTATTAATAGAAGGTAATATTTCATCAATAAAAATTTGCGCTTCTTCTTCATGTGATTTTCTTCCCGGTAGAGATTTTCTTGAACCGGTATCAAGATGATTTGATTTATCTATAGAAAAGGTTTCGTTACATGGTGTTTTATCTTTTATAAAATCATAGATTTCTTTATCAAACTTTTCTATTTGTATTGTTATATCCGGTTTTTTAGAAAGAATAAGTACATGCCACTTATACCAAAAATCTAAAACATACTCTACAATACTCGGGTTGCAGACTATCCACGGTGTATGCCAAAAATTTGGTTTCTTCTCGCGCACACTTCGAATAACAGTTTTACGTAAATAGGTTTCAAAACTTGTGTTACCGAGTTCTAGATTTAAACAAGGAATACTATCAAAAGGATTCCTTGTATAATGAATTATATGAGAATAAGTTTCTCTTGCTGCGTTATAATTATCATCATAGAGTACATCAGGCGGTGGGTTATTTGTTGGATCAGTTTTAGCTAACTTAGACGCCACTTTAAGAGCCGATTTGACATCATCTGCATTATTTGGATCAAAACCATGGTTTTTATGACCGTGATGATCATATACATTATAACCTGTAGCATAACTCCACATTACTAAACTCTTACCAGGGGTAGGAAATTCTAATGTACACTCAACGCCCATTTGATTTAAAATATATTTGACGTAATGTGAACCGCCGCAGGGGGCACCAACAGCTAGAAAAGTATCTGACATAACGGTATTTAACTTTTACCCAACCAAAAACAAGACTGGCTCGGCGTCACTTAAGCCTGGGGAGGCTCCCGTATATAATTCTTCTTCTAATTTTCCTTTTTCTTCTTTGCCTTCGTCAAGCATGTCGTAATTTAATACACCACCACCAAATAATTGAACATTGCTATATTTACCTCTAACTCTACCCAAATTAATTTTTGTTAATGCCAATGCATATTGATAAACCCAAAGCTCTTTAATTACCCATTGAATGGGTTTCTCTACGTAACATTCTAAAATACCCCAAAATCTTTCATTTCCAGGTTCAGGATACATTTGCATAAATTGTGTCCTTTCATTAAAATTAATACTTTTTCTTAATGCTAGAACATGTTCACGCGTGTCTAACCAGTTTTTCAACACATACCAACTAATTAAATCAAACCCATAATTACCCATTGAATAACTAAAATAAGTTTGTTGAGCTAAAGTTTGTTCAATAGTAAACAAAGTATTAACACCGTCAGATGAACCTACTTCAAATCCCCTACATGCAATTACTTTTCTATAATCATCTAAAAGATAATCATATTCTTGATTCAAATATAATTGATCTGGTTTTAATTCATCACCAACTTCAAAAATATATGGGTTAGTGGCTTCCCCAATAATCATTTTTCCTATACCATATAAAGGTGCATAACTTGTACCACATTCATCAGGATAACGATAAGAAAAATTAGGATTTAATGGTGTGTCTGTAGTTCTGTTTGCAGTAAACAAAACATCTAATCTTATACCTTCGCCTCTTTTATATAAATTAGAATCAAAAATAACATACTCTCTCGTATATCCTGCAAACTTTGTAAACATTTCAACAGCAATACCAATATTTTCATATAATTGGTCTTGGTGTACTTCAATGTTTATTAAGGGGGCCCCTAATGTCCTAGATATTCTTTGAGCCAATCTATCATAACTACAAATTTTGTTATTAAGATTAGTCGAATAAAAAGAACTTACAGGTAATACCGTTGAACAATCCATCCTAATTATTTATGCAAACGACTCTACTGTCATAGAAATATATATCTTTTCAGTCGTTGAAACATTATAACTAGTTATCGGTAATTTTACAATTTTTTTATTTACATTGTCAATTTGTAACTGTACCGGCACGGCGGTCGTACCGCTCGCCCATCTGCCAGATGATTTGCTTAATGGAAACATACCAACAATATAATTTTTTTGTCCGTGGTTATTATCAATGGCTAATGCGCTATTAATGGTAGACGTATTAGGGTATTGTCCGCACCCCGAAACAACTGCATTTCCAGTGGTACCCCAATATATAATTACCTTATGTGTGCATGTTTGATAATTATTAGTTGCTGCTTTAGCAACATAACTTACAATAGTTTTTTTATAATTTGTATATGAGGTATCAAAAAAATCTGCCCACTTAAATGGGTTATCAGTGGCAGGGGAGGTGAAATTTGTTCCTGCTACGCTTTTATTAAAATACCCTTTCCATAAACCATCAGTGACAATAGGATTTATTGTACCACATGCACTGGTAAATGATCTTTTAGTTTTGGTTGACGAAGTCAAGTTAGTTACAACACCAAAATTATTAAAAGTCAAAGAATCAATATCACATACATTATATTCCTGATTTGATACAACAGATTCAACACCAGGTGATTGTAAGAATTGATCGTTTAATTTAATTGGAAAAGCTATATTACCATTAACGTATGTTACTAATGATTCAGCACTAACTTTGTAATTTTGATACGCATTGTTTATTCTATCCCGCCCAGCAAATAATAACATATCCCGCGGTAATACTTCTTTCGCGCTTGGTTGAAGACTTAATTGTGTAATTTTTTTACTCATTAGTTATTACCACGTTTACTGCTATAGACTGGTTTGTAATTAGCAGGGCCTCCCCGGAATTATCTAATAACGTAGGAATAGGTAACCCTGTAATTTGTCTAAGGTTGTAATTAATAAGAATTTGAGGAACGCATAATAAATCACTCGCACCTTGAATAGTTGCAGAATATGACGTGTTATCACCTGTAAGACTACTAGTCGACCAAACAGCAGGAAAATTAATAGACTGACTTTTGTCTCTATCGTATGATGGAAAAGACCCGGTTGCTTTTAGTGAACCATCTTTCCAATTAATATCTATTGTTGCGTTACCAGGTTGAGGGTTAAACCTTGTATCAGTATCAGCATAAGAATACGTTATTTCTATAGAGGTCCTATCGTATGTATCATATGTTTTACCAAACAAATGTGTCCACTTCAATTGACTTGTTACACCATCAGAATAATTGACTAGCGTTCCATAATCATTAGGCCAATAGAAAGTGTCTTTATTGAAATAACCACCATTTGCTTTATTTTCAGCACTAGCGGTATTATCAAATTCAGTTGGACCAGCGATACCCTCTTCTGAAATAGTGCTCTTATAGTAACTAGCAGCGGTTCCTGACGCTATAAATACATCTTTTACATCTGGTTTTACAACGGCATCCCATACTCTACCATACGCATCAAATTTTATAACGCTTATATCACCCAAATTAACGGTTTTATTACTAACCAAATTTGAAATATTTCTCGTTTGATCCGGCTGACCATTTATTGTCAGCCCATAAGCTTTGGTGTCTAAATATGTTGCGGCAAACGGGACCGGGAACATAATAGATTCATTTCTAAGAAAAGTTACAAATGATTCAACGCTAATTTTTTTATTAATATTAGTAACTACGGTTTCGTCAGAATCAACCATCGTTAAATAATCGCCGTTTTTAATTGTCATTAACTCTTCTAACTCTGTTATCTTCTTACCTGCCATTTTAAATATTTATCGTCACTCTATTAGACCTCTTGATCTAGTGGTACAATTATCCATCGATCAAAATCCGGCCAGTTTATACCAACATTAGTTATTCCAGCAGCCCTTCCTAAATCACCAGCTGCTGGAATCTGGGGCGACAAGCCTGGACTTGTTGCTAATCCTCCCGGCGCCTGGCTTTGCACATTATCTGTTGCAGTATTTACAATTTTATTTTCTCCAACAATATCATACAATTTGCACCCTTTATAATCATAGACTTTAGTTTGCGTAGAACCCAATGAAATCGTCTTGTGATAACTACTCGTCGGAAAGTCTAATGTACGATCCCTCAGACCAAATCTCTTTCTTGAATTCCTCGACGCGTTTATTGGTAACACTATACCATCAATTATCGGGCCTTTATCGTCACCGAGTGTAAAAGCATACCCATGGGCCTCACCATCATCCCTTGAATAGAAAATTTGAATCTCCCCCTTTCCTATAATACCCAAACCGTCTTCAGTAAAAACACCATTACCAACGATTCTAAGCATAAAATTAGGATCCGACCAAGCGTGGTCATCCTCATCCTTAAAATAATATTCTTTTCTATCGCCTGAAATCATTCGGCCAGCCACGTAACAAGCTTTTGGTACTTTTACACCGCGACCTTCGCCAGGAACCCACTCATTACCCTCTAGTCTAACTTGTACAGCTTCATTCCATACATCAGTCCTTGCTTGCCATACCGCGGTTTTAGCTGCAGCTTCCGCTTCAGTATCATAGACTATAATATTTTCTGTGTCACAATCAGAGACCCACTTTGTCCTAAAATTCTTAAAACAACCCAGCAAAGTAAGCGGGTAATTCCATTGTGAACCGGACGCTGTCCCATACGTCAGATATCGCAAATCTACTTCAACTCTAGAATTAACTAAAATGGTAGTAAAATAAACTATAAAGTGTTCTGCATTAAACGTGCAGTCCGTTAACCCAGTCTCTTCACCAGTGTCGCCGCCAGCTTGAGTTATTTGTAAATTATTTGCAACATTCCAGTCGTATGAAGATCTATCAAAACCCACATAACCCCAACAATTACCAATATTAATAGCAGAATCGGGAACCGTATACATATTAAATGTTACATCTCTTTCTAGACCAGTAGATGCATTAATAGTTGTATAGGTTCTATTACCTATATACTTCACCGGGTCTACCCTTGATGAAAAATAAGGATTATTTAGGTCAAAATATTGCAGAGGAGATGATAACTCAACTAATGTTCTCTCAACAACTTTTTCTTTTGTCTCCGGGAATTCAACAGGCACCTTAGACTTAGAGTAAAATACACTTGCACCTTCTTGCCCCATAACCGTCCATCCTTCTTGAAGGCGGTATTTCAGCGGGTGTACTTCTATTATTTGGTTAAGCTCTTCACCTCGAGTTTGCCCATCTAGTACATAGGTTGTTATTTCATCCAACCAAAACGTTGTTGTTATTAAATCACAAGGTGGTGTACAGGTAATGTCACAATCGTAAAGAAATTGATCAGAGTCCGGTGTAAGAGGGCAACAATCAGCAACATGTATTGTAGGACAAGCACACTCCTCAGTTATAACGGGTACCCGTTGATCTTGCTGCACAGGTTCTGTTTCTAGTTCAATAAAATCTAAGCCTTGCTCTGTATTAAATGTGCCGTCCCAATTACCGGGGTAATCTTCCAACATTAATGCATTGAGTGTAGGTGATAATATATTCTGTTGTGCGGGTGGTGGTGAAACTTGATTTTTAAAAAGAGATAACAATCTTGTTTGGTAGTCATATATTTTCTCCAATACCCTATTTACTACAGATCTAGAAAATATTTCATTAGTACCTATGTAATTGTCCAACCCAGGATTAAAATTAAGAATTTCTAATTCTGCAGGGTTAAAATATACCACACCATTGTAATCAATACCCCCATCTCTTCTTAAAGAAACACTAACCATGTTAGTAATAAAATTCTTAAACTGTAAATTATTGCTGAGTAGTTTTAAAATGCTTTTATTGTAAGCAAAATTTGCAGTAAATTCGTTTTTATCTACTTCTATTTCATCTTTCCCATATATTTCAAAATCATAATCAGATAAAAGATTTAGATACTGATCATTTTCATTGAATCGAAGTAAATACCCTGAACGGCCCCTTTTTCCATATGCATATAAGTTTACACTATTAAGAGTATTTTCTACATGTGATAAAAATACTAGTTCTGTTTTATCAATTTTATTCTCTGATAAATTAAATCTCCCAATATATTGAGTATTATCAAAATAGTATTTGTATATATTTTCTTTTGTTGAAAAATATAACATGTTTATATTTTCTGCAACAACAAAATCGGTAAAATATTCAGTGTTATCTGTATTATATAAAACC